ATGGGCTACATCAATGGCATCAACTTGCTGCCGTCCACCGGCGAGTTCACGTACGACACGATTCCATATCTCGGCCGCCGGGTCACAGAGACGATCCTCACCTCCATAAACCGTTATGCGAACGGCGGGCCGGTGGCGGGAAGCGGCGCAACGACCGACTACACCATCGCGCTCGCCAATTTACAGTCTCAATTCCCTGGCTGCGAGACGGTCGCCCTTGTCATCGCTTGGTTCGGCAACTCCACCGATGTGAGCGTTTGCCAAATCTACCCATCGACGACCTATATCGGCGGCACGTTTCAGCAGGCGGCCGGCGGGTCGGACCTCTGGCGCTGCTCGGGCCTGACGCAATTCTCGCCTGGACTTATTCCGATCCCATCGGCCAACGGTACCTTCATCTATGGCGGCACGCCGTCGGATCAATCGATCGTCCGCTGCATCCAGGACCTGAAATCCCGCGGGCTGCGCGTCGTCTTCTACCCGTTCATCCTGATGACGGCGGCGGGCGAGCCCTGGCGCGGACGCATTACCTATAACGGCGCGGATGTTTCGAGCGCAGCGACCGACGCCGTCGATGCCTTCCTGGGCAGCGCCGCGACCTCGCAGTTTACGCGTGACGCGACCAACCTGACCGTCGCCTATTCGGGATCACCGACCGATTACACCTTCCGGCGGATGATCCTGCATTACGCGAATCTGTGCGTGGTCGCCGGCGGTGTCGATCTCTTTCTCCTCGGATCGGAATTCTGCGGCATCGAGACCATCCGCGGCCCGGCCTGGACGAAGGCGGGGACGACCGGCGGCGACGGCCGGGTGACGTGGGATTATCCATTCGTTGCCGGCCTGATCCAGCTCTCCGACGACGTGCGCAGCGTCTTCGACGGCGCCGGGCTGACGAAAGATACGACCGGGCTGCACAACCTCATCAGCTATTCGGCCGACTGGTCGGTTTGGATGGGCTATCAGCATCCGGGCGAAAACGGCCAATGGCCGCATCTCGATCAGCTCTACGGCCACGACAACATCGATCTCGTCTGCTTCGACAATTACCTGCCGCTGTCGGATTGGACGACGGGAGATGGCGGCCTCGATGCGCAGAATTGGCTCGATCCGGCGCCAAGCGCCGCTTGGCCGCCGAGTCCGGCAACCTTCAACGGTCTCGGCATGTCCGGCCAGCCGACGATCCACAGCAAGACGTATCTCAAGGCGAACATCGAGGGCGGCGAGAAGTTCAACTGGTTCTACAACGACAGCAACACTCTCGGCCTCGGCCTCGATCCGAACGGCACCGATCTGCACGTGTCGGTGCCAGAAGGCGATCGGCTGACGCAATCGCGCAATCAATATTATCCAAACCAGCAATTGCTGGCGAACAAGCAATTGCGCTGGTGGTGGAACAGCAGCCACCAGGCGATTTATGATGACGGCGACGGCACCGGGTGGTCGCCGCATGGCCCTTACACCGAATGGGATCCGCAATCGAAGTCGATCACGTTCGCCGAGTATGGTTTTCCGTCCTGCGATCGTGGCACAAATCAGCCGAACGTCTTCTATGCTCCCGGCTCGGTCGAAAGCTTCACGCCGTTCTGGTCGATCTGGGACCCGAGCCAGAGCACTGCCGGCAGCTATTGGCCCCGGCGCGACGACGAGCTGCAACTGCTCGCGCTGCAAGCTGTCTACGAATATTGGGTGACCGACGGGAACAATGAGACGTCGGGCAGCGGCATTCCGATGATCCAGACCGCCTTCATGTCGGTCTGGAACTGGGACGCACGGCCGTTCCCCACCTTCCCGCAGATGGCGGACGTGTGGGGCGACACCGGCAACTGGCCGGCCGGGAATTGGCTCGGCGGCAAGGGGCCGTTCCTCACGCCGCTCGTTCCCGACGATCCGCCGGACCCCGGCCCATATGCGGTATTCCCGGCCGTGCCGACGTTGGGGTGGTCGGTGCATTATTCGCCGATCTTTTCCACCGGCGCCGCACTGCATGTTTCTGGCCGCGAGGTGCGCGCGGCCAAATATGTCTCCCCGCTGTGGGAGATCGAGCTGAACTTCGACCTGCTGCGCATGGTGTCTCCCAGCACCGAGTTGCAGCAGATCATCGGCTTCTTCGAGGAGTGCGAAGGCGAGGCGACATCGTTCTATTTCGATCCGCCGACGCTCTCGCCGGTCGCTGCGCAGTCGCTTGGCAACGGCGACGGCTCGACGACCATATTCCCCTTCACGGTCTCGATCGGCGGCGCCACGCTGTCGCCGACAGGAATCGGAACGGTCTCCGCGGTTTATCTCAACGGCATCGCGCAATCGGGCGGATACACCGTCAACGCGACGGCGCTCGCCCCATCGGTGACGTTCGCGACGGCACCGGCCGCCGGCATCGCCGTAACCGCCGACTTCCACTGGTACTTCCTCTGCCGGTTCGATGACGACAGCGAGGACCTCGAGGAGTTCATGTCCGCGCTCTGGGCGCTGCGGTCGCTCAAGCTGCGCACGGTGCGGTCATGACCACGCCCCCTTCGCTGCCGGCATTGTCGGGGCTCGCCTGGTCGCGGCACAAGAAGCCTGGCTTTTCGACCCGCGTCGCCTCGCACGTTTCCGGCCGGGAGGTGCGCGTCGCGCTGATGAGCTACCCGCTCTATGAGTTCGAGGCGGTCTACAACGGGCTTACATCGTCAGGGAGCACCTTCGCCGGCATCGGGGCGAACAGCTTGCAGAGCCTCATGGGGTTCTTTCTGCAACTCCAGGGGCAATTCGGGACGTTCCTCTATACCGATCCCGACGATAGCGCGGTTACGGGCCAGGCATTCGCCACCGGCGACGGCTCGACCACGTCGTTCACGATCATGCGGTCGCTCGGCGGTTTTTTCGAACCGGTGGGCTGGGTGACGACGCTCTCGAATGTCTATCTGAACGGCGTCCGGCAGACGAGCGGCTTTAGCCTCACAACGCCGAACACGCTCAGTTTCACCTCGGCGCCGAGTTCGGGCGTCGTTGTGTCCGCCGATTTCTCCTACGCGTTCCAGTGCCGCTTTCTCGACGACCAGATGGATTTCGAGGAGTTCATGGCGAACCTCTGGAAGCTCACCAGCATGAAATTCCGCAGCGTGAAACCATGAAGCCGGCATCCTCGGCGCTTATCAGCTATCTCAACGCCGCGCGTGCAAGCCCGGACGTGCCGTTGTTCATGGCCGACATCTTCACCTTTACGCTGCGCTCCGGCTTGATCCTCTGCTACACGAACGTCGATGTTACGTTCAGGTATAACGGCAATACCTATCTCGGCAATTCGATCCTGGTCGACGGCCTGAAGTACAAGGCCGCGGTCGGCCTCGAAGTCGACCAGCAACAGATCACGGTCGCGGCCCGATCAACCGACACGATCACGGGCGGCGCGCCGTTCCTGCAGGCGCTGCGCGACGGCGCCTTCGACGGCTGCGAGATCGAGCGCGACCGCCTCTTCTTCTCCGACTATATCGGCGGTACCGCGATCGGCTCCGTGCTGCTGTTCAAGGGTCGGCTCGGCAACGTCGACCAGATCGGGCGGACGACGGCAAAGCTCACGGTCAATTCCGACCTGGTGCTGCTCGACATCGACATGCCGCGCAATGTGTATCAGCCGACCTGCCTGCACACGCTCTACGATTCCGGCTGCACGCTGGTAAAGAACGCCTTCGGCACCAATGGCACGGTCGGGTCGGGCTCGTCCGCCTCGGTGATCAACTGGTCCGGCGCCAACGCGAACTTTCAGCAGGGCTCGATTACGTTCACCTCGGGCGTCAACGCGGGAGTGACTGCGACCGTGGGCTCCGTGGCCGCCGGCGTCTCGCTCACGCTGATTTATCCGCTGCAAAGCCAGCCGGCGTCTGGCGACGCGTTCACGGTCTATCAGGGCTGCGATCACACGCCGGGCACCTGCCAGAGCAAGTTCAACAATCTCGCGAACTTCCGCGGCTTCCCTTACGTGCCGCCGCCGCAAATGGCGATTTGAATGCTCGACACTGAGGGCCGACAGCGCGCCGCCGTGGTCGCGGAGGCGCGCTCGTGGATCGGCACGCCCTATCACAACTGCGCCGACGTAAAGGGCGCCGGCGTCGATTGCGGCATGCTGCTGGTCCGCGTCTTCGTCGATACCGGGCTCGTCCCGCCATTCGACCCGCGGCCCTATCCGGTCGACTGGCACCTGCATCGCGGCGAGGAACGCTATCTCGGCTTTCTCTTCGACCGGTGTTGCGAGGTCGCGGAGCCGAAGCCCGGCGACGTGATGGTGCTGCGGTACGGCCGCTGCTACTCGCACGGCGGCATCGTCACCAGGCCAGATTCGCTGAGGATGGTGCACGCTTTCCATCCGGCGCGCCGCGTTCTTGAAGAGGAGGTCGAGCACAACAGTCAATTGTCGGAGGCCGTGCGGTCGCCGCGCTTCTTCAGCTATTGGGCGAAGAAACAATGAGCGGCCTCTTTGGCGGTGGGTCGCAACCGACGACCACTCCGGACTATACCGGCCTGCAAATTCAGACCGCCGTCAACACACTGCCGATCCCGATCGTGTGGGGTGAGTCGAGGCTCGCGCCGAACATCGTCTGGTACAATAACTTCCAGACCTACGAGAGCAGCGGCGGCGGCAAAGGGAGCGGCGGCAAGGGCGGGCTGTTCAGCGGCGGCGGTGGGGGCTCCGTCAGCTATACCTACAGCGCGGCGATAATCATGGCCCTCTGCGAGGGGCCGATCGCCGGAATCAATCAAATCTGGAAGAACCAATCGGTCTATACGCTGAGCGAACTCGGGCTGTCGTTGTTCGCCGGGACGACGCCGCAAAGCGAGTGGAGTTACATCGCGACGGCGTATCCCTCGCAGGCGCTCGCGTATCAAGGCACCGCTTATCTATGCGCGCCGAGCTACAGCCTGGGCGACAGCGCGACGCTCGACAACCACAATTTCGAGATCCAGGGATTTTTCTACGGCACCGGGTATGGGCCCGGATATGCGACCGGCGCCGACGCCGATCCGTCCTTGGTCGTTTCCGACTTTCTCACCAATGCGCAATACGGCATCGGCTTTCCACAGGCATCGCTCGACGCCACGACGCTCTTCGGCTCGGGCGGCGATGCGTCGTATCAGACCTATTGCCGAGCAGTCGGCCTCGCCCTCTCGCCCGCGCTCACCGACCAGGAGCGAGCATCCTCCATCCTCGGGCGGTGGCTTCAGCTCACAAACACCGCCGCGGTCTGGTCGGGCGGGCGCCTGAGGTTCATTCCCTACGGCGACAGCGCCGCCAGCGGCAACGGCGTCACGTTCAATCCGAACGTCACGCCGATCTACAATCTCGGCGACGATGACTTCAAGCTCGAGAACAACCAGGACCCGCTGCAGGTCTCTCGCTCCGACCCCTATGAGGCCTACAACGTCTGGCGTCTCGAAATCGCCGAGCGCGGCAACGCCTACAATCTCACGAGCGTCGAGTCGCGCGACCAGAACGCGATCGAGCTTTACGGCATGCGCATCGCCTCAACGGTGACGGCGCATGAAATCTGCGATCCGAACATTGCGCTGATCTCCGGCCAGCTCATCCTCCAGCGCGCGGTCTATATCCGCAATACCTACAAGTTTCGGCTGTCCTGGGAATATTGCCTGCTCGATCCGATGGACCTGGTCACGGTTACGGACTCGATCCTGGGTTTGTCGAATGCGCCGATCCGCATCACTGAAATCGAAGAGGACGAGAACGGCTTCCTAAGCGTCACGGCGGAGGAGTTTCCTCTGGGCGCCGCCACTGCGACGCTCTATCCGACGCAGCCGGTCACGAACGATCCGATCAACCGGAACGTGGCCGCAGACCCGGTCAACACGCCGATTATTTTCGAGCCGCCGTCTGCTCTGGTTGGCGCGACGGCGCAGGTTTGGATCGCAGCGTCCGGCGGCTCCGGTGGCGTCGCCGATCCGAACTGGGGCGGTGCCAACATCTGGTTGTCGATCGACGGCACCACATACAATCAAATCGGGCAGATCGTCGGACCGGCGCGGCAGGGCGTCCTGTCGTCTTCGCTGCCTACCTTCACTGGAGCAAACCCGGACACGGCCGACACGCTTGCCCTGAACATGGCCGAGAGCGGCGGTGTTCTGGCTACGGCGACCGATCTCGACGCGCAGCTCGCCAACACGCTTTGCATCGTCGATTCCGAACTTGTGTCCTATGCGACCGCGACGCTCACGTCGGCGAACCATTATTCGCTGACCTATCTCTATCGCGGCCTCTATGGGACGACCATCGCCTCTCATTCGTCCGGCGCGCCGTTCGCGCGGCTCGACAACACCGTGTTCGAATACGACCTGCCGGCGCAATACGTCGGCAAGACCCTCTACATCAAGCTGCAATCGTTCAACGTCTTCGGCGGCGGCGTGCAGGACCTTTCGACGTGCACGGCCTACGCCTACACGCCGACCGGCATCGCAGTCGATCATCCAGTCGCGCGCGCGATGCAGGTGGGTGCCTCCATGGATTTCGGCCTGGTCACGCAATCGGTCGGCATGCAGGACGACTTCGGCGTGCCGTTCACCTTGCCGGTCGAATTGAATGTGGATCTCGGAGCGGCTTAGGAGAGCCATCGAATGACTACCGCTGTCCAAGTCCAATATCGGCGCGGCACCGCCTCGCAAATAGCCTCCTTCACCGGCGCACAGGGCGAGATCGCCGTCGACACGACGAATAACCGGGTCGTTGTCCAGGACGGCGCGACGGCGGGCGGCTTTCCCGCAGCGAAGCTCTCGGAAACGCAAACGATAGGCCGGACCACCGTTTCGGATGCGGCCTATTCGGCGGCGACCACGGATCGCAGCATCGCCTACACGGCGCTAACGGCCGCGCGCACGGTCACGCTGCCGGCGGCAAGTTCGTTTCCGGCCGGTTGCCAGCTGACGATCACGGACGAGACCGGGAACTGCTCGGCGACGAAATCGATCACGGTGGCGCGCGCTAGCACCGATACCATCGACGGCGTGACAGGCGCCGTGCTCGCCGCCGCCTATGCGGGCCTCGTCCTTAAGTGCAACGGATCAAACCAGTGGACGATCCTGGCGCAAACCTCGCCGCCCCAGTTGAATACGGTCGCCCAAGGGCCGAACGGGTCGCAAATTCAGTTCGGTGTTCTCGAACAACTGATTACGCTATCCGGCAGCTCGACAACCTCGACCATTCAGATTCCTAACCGTGCGATCGTCTTCGCGGTTTCCGAGCTGGTCGTGACCTCGGTCACGGGCGCTCCGTCATTCGGAGTGGGCGTCTCGGGGAACACCACGCAATTCGGCGGCTCGCTCGGCACGTCGGCCGGATCGAACAACACCGGGGTCATCGGCCCGACCGCTTTCTATTCTGCCACGTCGATCGTTATCACGGCCACGAGCGGCAGTTTCACGGGCGGCACGGTCCGAATCTCGATCCAGTACATGCTCTGCAACGTGCCGACTTCCTGA